ACCCCGGCGAAGGCTCCAATCCGCCGCTGACGCAAGCGGTCGCCGGCATCGGTGCCGCCACGGTCGACATCACGCTGGACGGTGGTCCGCTGAACCAAGACATCTGGGCCTCCGTCAACGTCACGCTGGCCGGCACTGGCCTGCACCAGTCTGCCCAAGTCAAGCTGACCAAGGGGATGACCGCGTCGCAGGCCGCAGCGGCTCTGGCAGGCCCCACCGACGCTCTGGCTGACATCACTGCCGTCTCAGCGGGGCCGGTACTGACGCTGGTCTGCACCTCCGCCTGCACCTATGCGTCGATCGTGCCGTCGATCGGTGGTACAATCCCCACGACGTCGATCGTCGAGGCGCCGCCGCATCCGCATCCGCATCCGCATCCGCATCCGCACCATGCCGACGCCGACGCCGACGATCCAGAACCGCCGAAGAAGAAGGGCAAAGCCTGATGGCATGGACGATCGAAGAGGCACGCGACCGCGCCGGTCTGGCAGGGGGTGACACCTCGCAGGACGCCGCCCTGACTTTGGCGATGGCGCTGTCGGTTGCTCAGGTCGAGAACTACTGCGACCGCAAGATCCTGCTGATGCCGGCGGTCGAGGAGATCTTCTACCGCACGGCGTCGAGGTCGGTGCAGCTTGAACGCTATCCGCTGGTCTTTGTCTCCAGCGTTCAGGTCGCCGGCAACGACTGGTCGACCTACGACGTCGACCTCAAGCTGGGTCGGATTTTGTTCAAATCGGTTCCCTACGACGAGGTCACGGTGGCCGTCACCTACAACGGCGGCTACGACCCCGAAGCCTTGCCGCCGGATCTCGAACTGGTGCTGTGGAGCGTGTTCGACGGCCTCTACAACGACGGGGCAGGGGCTGGAGGCGACAGCGGCGGCATCGGTGGCATCGGCTCCATCCAAGTGCCTGACGTCGGCACCATCCGCTTCGACAACGGCTCAGGCACCGGCCTCGTCGGCAACGCCGCAGTGGGCGATCTGCTGGGGCCGTTCGCGCCGCTGCTGCAAGCCTATGTGAGGTACAGCGCATGATGAACCAAGCCCTCCGCACGCGGATGAAGGTGGCGCATGCGACGACGGTCGACCTGTTGGGGACGACCTTGCAGTGGACGTCGGTCGACGGGGCGATGACTGACACCTGTGTCGGTGGCTTCAAGATCGTAGGCAAGGACGACGTCGCGGTGATCAACGCCTACGGCGCCGACACCCGCATCATCACGCTGTCGACCGCGACCACGTCGATCGTGCCGGGGCAGTTCGACATCTTCATGGCGCACGGGCTGGCCTATGTGGTGCAGGCGGTCAACGAGATCTGGCTGAATGACGACCTGATCGGCTTCGGCTGTTATTGCAAGGGGCGCTGAGATGAGTTTGGGAACCCTTCTGCTGATCGTGCTGATCCTCCTCCTCTTGGGAGGCGTCCCCAACTGGGGGCCGGGGCCGTTCTACGGCACGGGCTATTATGGGGGCGGGGCGTTGGTCGCGGTCGTCGTCATCCTCCTCGTCTTGATCCTGATGGGGCGCATCTGATGTCAGGCCTCTACGTCCGCAATCTGGTCCGCACTTGGCTGGCGTCGATCGGCGACGTGCCATTCTACGACACGATCAACAAGGTCGTGAAGCCGACCGAAAACGTCTGGGTCACGGTCGAGTTCTTCGTCGGTTCCAAGGAAGGCACCATCAACTGCGGCGACTACCTCGAACACGGCACGATCGACCTCGTCTTTGTCTCAAAACCGGGGATCGGCGACGGCCCCGTGCTGGCCGTGCTGGAGCCGTTCGTTGCCAAATTCATGGATTTGCGGGATGATACGGCACGACTGGTCATCGACCAGACCGAAGAAGTCCGCGAACTGAGCGGCGGCGACGCCGATGGGTCTTACCGAATGGGCGTCGGGATCTCTTACGCCTTCAGCTTCATGCCAGCGTAGAGGAGTTTTCAGCATGGCAACCGCAATCCCGGCCAAGGGTACGGAGTTCTGGATCGAAGTCGGAACCACCGAAACCAACAGCCTTGAAATTACCCCCGTCTCCATCTCCAAGGCCAATCCGGCAGTGGTGACCTGCGTCGGCAGCACGGCCATCACCGGCGAGATCGTCTGGTGCAACAACACCGGCTTCCCCGAACTCGACGGCTTCTATTTCATGGTCGGTTCCGCCTCGACCGCGACCTCGCTGGTCCTGATCGGCGCCAACACCCTGAACAGCCGTGGCACCCTGAACACCGATCCGCTGACCCCGCCGGTCATCGCGGTGTTCGTCGAGGGCGTCGACGCCGTGCCGCTCTGCGTCTCGACCTTCAGCTACGACGCCGGCACCAGCCAGTCGGTCAGCGTGGCCACCTTCTGCGACCCCGGTGCGACGATCCCCGGTGCGCCGACCGATGGCACCGCGACCTTCGCCGGCTTCACGGCGCCGCATGACAAGGGCTACCGCGCCCTGATGGACGCGGCCCACCGTCAGGACATGCGGGTGATCTACATCCGCGTCCCGCCGACCGCGAAGGACGCCTCGCTGGCGATCGACACGTCGGGGGTGATCATCCTCGAAGGCACGGTCAACAGCTACAAGGAAACCTACGAGATCGGTCAGGCGATCGCTTACACGTCGGGCCTGTCGATGACCAAGGCCTCCAAGCAGCTTTGGACGGTGGGGACCTATCCCTACGTCCCGCCGAAGTCAGGCGCCCAGTCCAACTTCGTCGTTACCGGCTTGCCGGTCCCGGCGATCGATGAGACGCAGAACACTGAAGCGGCGTAAGGAACCGGCCCCTGCATCACTGCTTGCTTGCCGAAGGTGGTAGGAGCGGGGTCGCAGGCGCGGGGCGGAGGTCGGTGGTGTCCTCCGTCCCGCGTCGACATCAACCACACCACCCACAAAGGAAAGCCACCATGACCACCACCACAATCAACGGCGTGGAATACACGACGAAGCCTCTGACATTGAAAGACGCCTCCATCGACGATCTGCTGATCAACGGCAAACTTGATCAGCAAAGCATCTTGGAGAACACGGTGATCCGCACCGACGCCCTGCCGATCGACTGGTCGATCATACCGATCGGCCACGCCATGCGCCTCCTGCCAATGGCCTTGGCTGCTGCCGGCTTCGACACGGTGGTCACTGAGGGAAACGCCTAAGCGGGTTTGAGATGAACCTCTTCACACTGGCTGAGAACCTGCACATGACCGTCGAGCGCCTGCGGAGCGAGATGCCGCTGCGCGAGTTCTTCGGCTGGCTGAAGTTCTACGCCCAGCGCCGTGAAGAGGCGGAAGGCGAAGCGTCGGGGTCTGCGACCCCGCAAACCCGCGAAGAAGATCCAGCCGTGCAGATGTTCAGCTTCTTGCCGGGAGCGCCCATCTGATGCCGATCAAGATCAGGACCACCCGCACAGAGCCGACGATGGGCGCCCAGATGATCCTCCACATCAAGGAGCATCATCTGGAACGCGCCAAGCAAGTGCTGGCGGCCAACGTGCAGGCCGGTCGCTTCCCCTCGACCGGCTTCTCGACCTTCATCGGCCCCAACTCCACCGGGGCGCCGCTGTCGGAGCGCAAGCCGGGGAAAGCGATCGCGGCGCCGAAGGGAACCACGCGCCGCGACCTCTGGTCGATCCAAGCCAAGTTCCTGCCGTTTCCCGGCCGGATCTACTTCGAGAACCCCACCAGCGCCAACCTCATGGAGGCGGTGCAGATGTTCTTGTCGATCTTCAACGAGAAGGCGCCGAAGGGCGGCAACGGTGGGCCGAAGAAGGGCTTCGAGGCGAAGTATTCCAAGTCGCTGATCGCGGTGGTCAACGGCAAGCAGGCGACCGCCTCGTCGATCGGGGCCGCGCTGTCGGTGCCGTCGACCACTGGCAAGGGGTCGCTGGTCGAGTTCATGAACATCGCGCCGCACGCCGCAGCCCTCGAAGTCAAGAAGCGGATCATGTACGACGCAGCCAAGGCGGTCGCGGCGAAGTACGCGCCGGGGATCACCATCACCTACGACTACATCCCGTCAGATCAGCTTGGCATCAAGTACGGCACCGGCACCGGCGGGCCAAGTCAAGCCACAGCACAGGCCACCAGCCGGCCCTATCCGGTGGTCTATGCGTTGCCACGGGTTCAGATCGCGCTGAATGCCGCCGGCCAAGGCACCTCGAACGTCCGCTTCGTGACGCCGGGGCGCCGCCCGCGCAAGACGCGCAAGGTCAAGATCCGGTCGGCGGGTCGTGTCAGGAATGTGGGGTGATCAATGAAGCCTGCCGTGGTTCTCATGGAAGCCGTGCATCTTCTCCGCAGCCTTTCGCATGGCCACGGCGACCTCAAAGGACGGGGACGAGCCGATGTGAATATCCTTGCCGTCGACCATGATCTTGGCGATCCATCTCTTGGCGCGCTTAACCCAGTAAACTCCGATCACGCCGGAAGTGTTGGTGCTGCGCTGTGCTTGGTTCCGCATATTGACCGCGTGGGAAACATCCCGAAGGTTTGCGATGCGATTGTTCAGCCGATCGCCATCTATGTGGTCGATGGTCCCGACCGGCCAAGATCCATAGAACATCGCCCAGACAATCCGATGGACAAAAACATTGCGCCCGCCAAGCCACGTTGTCAGGTAGCCGTTGGTCAGGGCGCCGATCGGCTTGCCAAAGCGATGGCTCTTTTGCTTGGCAATGATGGCCCCGCTAAGGATGCCGGTTTCAGGGTCGTAAGAGAACTTGCGGAGGCATTCGGCAAGTTCTTCGGGTGTGTTAGGCTTCACGATCATGGCGATCTCCTGTTGGTGGGTCATCGCAGTATAAGGATCTCGTAAGATCATGGCAACTAACACCACGACGGAGCTATACGAGATCCTAATCACGACCAACGGCGTCGCGGAAATCCAGAAGGTTTCCAAGGCGATGGAGGACGCCAACCGGATCGCCCGCGAGGCGGCTGGTCAATTCGACAAGATCCCGCCCAAGGTCAAGGAGATCGGCAGGGCCGGCGAGGAAGCCTCCAAGGGGATCGGCAACGTCGGCAACAAGTTGCAGAACGCCTCGTTCCAGATCGCTGACTTCGCGGTTCAGGTCGGCGGCGGCACCTCTGCCGTCCGCGCCTTGAGCCAGCAGTTGCCGCAGGTTCTGGGCGCCTTCGGTGTCTGGGGTGCCGTGGCCGGCGCTGCCGTCGCCGTCATCGGTGGCCTGATCCCGGTCCTTTTCGACACCGGCGAGAAGGCGGTCGACACTGAGAAGCAGATCAGCAAGCTGACCGGGGCGCTGGACGACTATACAAAATTCACCCAGACCGCTTCGAAGTCGACCGAAGAACTCAGCAAGACCTTTGGCCGCTTCGCGCAGGAGACGAAGGATAACGCCAAGTGGTTTGCCGACGTAAAGCTGGGCGAGGCAAATGCCGCGCTGGGCAAGAACGCCGCCGGCCTGACGCAAGGGCTGAACGCCTTCACCCAAGCCCAGAAGAATGCAGCCGAAGCCGGCCAGCAATGGCTCGACGCCAAGAAGGCTATCGAAAACGGTGTGGGGTCCGAAGCGGATCTCAAGAACATCACCGACCAGTTCGAGTTGACGAAGCAGGCGATCGACGACACCGCGAAGTCTCTGGGCCTGACGAGTTTTCAGGCCGTGGAGTTGCGCGAGAACCTGAAGAAGATGGACGGCGCCAAGTCGGTGCTGGAGATCCGCGACGCGGCGCAGGCGACGATCAACTCGCTGATGGGGATGTTCGCCGCAGGCCAGACGGTCCCGCCTGAGATCGTCAAGATCGTCGACGGGTTGAAGGACGTCCGCGACGCGGCCACGCAGAGCGTGATCGCCGCCGAAGGCATCGGCACCGTCATCAGGGCCGCAGTCGATGACAGCAGCGCCTTGGAGGCCTCTTGGGCCAAGACCTCGAAGTCGACCGGCGAAGCGGAGGCCGCAGCCTACCGCCACAACAAGGCGGTGGCGGAAAGCAACCGGCTGTCGGCATTGTTGGCGGAATGGTACAAGACCATCGGCGGCTGGGCGATCGAAGTCGCGGGATCATCTTGGCAGATCGCTGCCGCGATCGCTGCCGCCACCGACGCCAAGCTGCGCTTCAGCCAGACCGGCACCGAAGCCTCCGACGCCCTCGACCCCAACAGCGTGGCTTCGTTCACGGCCAACGCCAAGGCGATCGCCGACGCCAAGGCCAAGGCCGAAGCGGCGGCGCGTGCGGCTGCGGCCGGTGCCGGTGCTGCCAACTCCGCGGCGCGTGCCGATGACAACCTGAGCGACGCGATCGCCTCGACCCAGAAGCTGATCGACCTCCTGAAGCAGTTGAACCCCGGCGCCGCGACGGAATACGCCTCGCAACTCTTCGCCGACATCCACACCAACGCCGGCGCCGTGCGCGGCGACGTCGTACAGATCACCAAGGACATCAAAGAGACGGGGAAAGCCACGGCCAAGGCGCTGAAGGAGGCGCAGGACAATCTCAAGAAGGTGACCGACATCTTCCAGAGCAACATCAGCGACAACTTCGATGCGATTATTGATCATACCAAGACGGTGCAGGACGCCTTCAAGGACATGCTGACCGGGATCTTGGCCGACATCGCCAAGTTCTTGGTGCAGCGTCAGATCACGTCGCTGATCAACCTGCTGGCCGGATCTTTCGGCGCCGGGGTCAATGCGCTGAACACGCCGATCTACACGCCGCCGGGATCTGCCAGCCCTGCCGCATCTAGCAACGGCTTCGCCGCCTCGACGCGGGGCGTCACCTCCAGCAGCGGCACCACCTCGAACGTGAACCCCGGCCCGCCCTCGAACCCTGCGGAGGAGAAGGCGAAGCAGTCCCTCGTCGTCAACATCAACAATACGGTCAGCGACGACGTGAAGGTGACCGCGACCCAGAACAGCCAGTCGATGGGGGCGCAACTCGACATTATCATCGAACGCAAGGTGAAGCAGCTTTTCGGATCTGGCAGGATGGACAAGTCGATGCACAGCAACTTCGGCGCCCGCCGCGTGCCGGGATAGGGGAACATCATGGTGACTTACGTCGACAGGCCGATCTCCTTGTCTGGCTGCTGGGGATCTTGGGACGAGGCCGATCAGCCGGTGATCATCCGTTCGGCGATGGAGGATGGCATCGTCAAGGTCAGGCGCAGGTTTACGGGGGTATACCGCGTGGCCAACGTGACCGTGGCACTGCCGTCGTCCAAGCTGGCGGCGTTCATGTCTTGGTTCCGGCTTGACTGCCAGCAAGGCGTCGTCCCGACCACGATGTTCGATCCGCTGGGCGTCGAAGGTGTCTGGCGTTTCACGCAGGCGCCGCAGGTCGCCTACATGGAGCCGGGGGTGAAGGGCGTCAGGATCTCCTGCATCATCGAACAACAACCGGGATGGGTCATCACGACGAGGGACGCTACGCCACAGGACGAGGATGCCGCCTGATGGCCGTCACCCTCATCGAAGCCGTCAACGCCTCCAGCACGGCCTCAGCCTTCCTGACGCTGCTGACGATCAACGCCGGGGATCTGCCGCCGCTGCGGGTGGTCAACGACCTCAAGGCGCATACCTCGCGGGGTAACACCTTCGAGGCCTACCCTTTTTCGATCATCCTCGCCTCGAACGTGGCCGACAGTCAGCCGACCGTCTCGCTGACGATCGACAACGTCGACCAGCGGATCGTCGACTACATCAGGGGCTTCGAGGATGCGCCGACCGTCAAGATAGAGATGGTGCTGTCGTCGTCACTCGACAGGGTGGAGCGTGCCGTCAACTTCCTGCGTCTGGCGTCGGTGACTTACGATGCCTTGAAGGTCAGCGGCACCCTGATGCCGATCGACTTCCTGACCGCCCGCGCCGTCGCCGAAACCTATCGCGGCACCTCCTATCCGTCGCTGGTGTGGGGATGAACCTGTCGTCGTTCATCGGCATTCCTTACCTCGACCACGGTCGTGACCGGCGGGGCTGCGACTGCTGGGGCCTCGTCCATCTGGTCTACGAGGAGATGCGCGGCATCACCCTGCCGGATTATCGCGCCCTCTACGGCCACGCCGACAATCAGGTCGAGACGTCGGCGCTGTTCGGCATGGCTGCGGCTGGGCAGATCGCCGGCGCCTTCTGGCACCTCGTCCCGCCAGAGGATTGGCAACCCCTCGACGTGGCGCTGATCAGGATCGGCAGGCTGCACAGCCACGTCGGCTTGATTGCCGGCAACGGGCTTTTCCTGCATTGTCTCAAGGGCCGCGCCTGCACGCTGGAGCCGATCGACAGCTTCCACTGGGGCAGCGCAATCAAGGGAGGCTTCCGATGGACGGCTCAACCGATCTGACGCTTCTCCAGCCGGCGCAGATCTCGTTCCGTCCCGGCCTGACCCTTGGCCAGATCGTCGATCTCGCGGAACTTCCAGACGAGGTGAGACAGCGCCTTATCCTGATATTGAACGGGTTCGTTATCAGGGATTGGGACCACGTCCTGACGATCGATGGCGACCTTCTGGAGATGCTGGTCGTCCCCGCCGGCGGCGGTGGCGACAACAACGCCAAGGGGATCATCGGCACTATCGCCATCATCGCGATCTCCATCGCGGCGCCCTACCTCGCGGCGTCGATCCTCAGCGGTGGCTTCATCGCCGGCGGCGTCGGCGCGGCTGGAGCAGCGGTCGCGGGCTTCGGGGTCGCCGGCTACGCCTTGACCGCCGGCATCACGCTGGTCGGCACGATGGCGATCTCCGCCCTGATCAAGCCAGACACTGGCTTCGGATCTGGCACCCGTGCCTACAACAGCGCGGCAGAGAACCCCGCCTACCAGATCAGCGGGCAGTCGAACGAGGCGCGGCCCTATGGGACGGTGCCAAGACTATACGGAACTACTAGGTTCTACCCACTACTAGCCTCGACGCCCTACTTCTCGAACGTGGGCAAGACCTCGTCGATGACCGCGCTCTACGACTACGGCATCGGCACGGTCGACGTGGTCGACACGCGGGTCGGCAATCAGGACATCGAACAACTGGCGCCGCAAGCCTACTTGCATCAAAACACCTTGGCGACAGGAACGACCCTCAAACTGGTGGCAAAGGTTCCAAACTACGCCGACGTCACCCACCAGCTTGACCAGAACGTCGACTTCATCGTGCAGACCCACGACGAGACGATCAACGCGGTCCTCGACGTCTACTTCCCCGGCGGCTTGACCACGGTCGACAGCAACGGCAACCGCCAGCAGAGGACCGCCGACTTCCGCGCCGCCTATCGCTTGGCCGGTGATGCCAACTGGACGCCGGTCCCTTCGACGAACTTCAAGGGCGTGACCAAGTCGACGCAGGCTTGGATCTGGGATGCGCGGTACAATCTGTCGACCGACTACTGGGCGGTCACCACCGGCCACACCACGCAAGGCAACTACCCCACGTCGCGGCTGACACTGGTCCGCGACGGCGTGGTGATCTACGACGTCTCATCGACCAACTACGGTGGCCTCGACCACGGCATCGACTACAGCCTCGTCACTGACAAGACCCTGAGCGTGCCTTACCTGCGCGGCGCCTACAGAGGCACCAGCACGAACTGGGGTGGCATCTACAACGCGACCCGCACCTACTACGAGATCAAGGTGCCGCGGGCAGATCCGACAGCGCCGGTGACCGTGATCGCGGCGACGTTGATCCCCTTCGTGCTGTCGATCCAGTTGCACTTCCCGGCGGCGGGGATCTACGACGTGAAGATCACGCGGACCAGTCCGGTGACTTCGCCCGACGCCGGCGGAGCGCAAACACAGGTCGACATGGCCGTGGCGTCGATGCTGACGTCGTTTCACGGCGGCAGGGTGGTCAACCTCAAGCGCCGGCACACGCTGCTGGAGATGCTGTTCTCCGCGACCGACACGCTCAACTCGACCGTCGACGGGGTCAACTCCATCTGCAAGGCGTGGATCAGGTCGGTGACGGAGACGGGTTGGGGGCCTCTGGTCCAGTCCTCCAATCCCGCCTTGATCGCCCTCGACATTGCCACGGGGCCGGCATGCCACAAGCCCTTGAACGATGGCCAGATCGATTTCCCGTCATGGTTCGCCTTTGCCCAGAGGTGCGACGAGGATGTCACCACCAAGCTGAACGGCCTGACCTACGTCACCAACCGGCACGAATGGAACGGCGTCATCGACACCGACTTGACGGCACAGTCAGCGATCGACAGCGTGCTTTCGATTGGCCGTGCTGCACGCACCACCACCGCCAACGGCAAGTTCGGCGTGCTGATGGACGTGCCGAAGAGCGACTTCAGGCAGTTGATCACGCCGGCGAACTCTTGGGGCTTCGAGGGCAACCGTACCTTCGCGCCGATCCCTGACGGCTTCCGCGTCGGCTTCATCGATGCCTCGTCCGACTACATGCCGCGAGAGGTGATCGCCTACCGCGACGGCAAGGACGCCAGCAACGCAGACACCCTTGAGGATCTGCCGACGTGGGGCATCACCAACATCGCGCAGGCGTGGCGGCATGGCCGCTACATGCTGGCGCAGGGGTTGCTGCGGTCGGAGACTTTCAGCGTCTACATGGACGTCGAAAACCTCGCCTTCGGTCGCGGCGACCTCGTCCTGATGCAGCACGACATCCCGAAGTTCGGCGGCATGGCGGCAAGGATCACCACCACCGATGGCGCCCAGATCGTCTCCGTCAACCGGCCCCTCGAACTGGGGGCGGGCAACTACACGCTGAGGCTGGCCTCTGGGCCGATTGTCCAGGGAAAGGTCCTCAGCCAGGTCGATCCGGTGACCTATCGCCTGGACAAAGTCACCGGCGCCGGCACCGACGACCTGATCGTGCTGGGCGACGCCACCACGACCGCCAACCCCTATATCGTGATGGGGATCGAAGCCGGGGAAGATCTGACGGCGCGGATCACACTGGTCAGCTACAGCCCCGGCGTCTACACCGCCGACGAAGGCGACATCCCCGACTGGGATGCGAACTTCGGCGACGCGGTCGATCAGACCACCAACGTCGCGGTCGCGATCACGTCGCTGGCCTATGCTTGGGTGTTCGACGACGGCATCCCCTACGCGGAGATCACCGTCAAATGGAAGCCGACCAAGGCGGTCTACGCCTATGTCGGTGCCGACGTCGCCCTCCTGACCGGCCCGATCAACATGGTGATCGGCCAGATCACCAAAGCGGGATCGGCTAGCCTTTCGTATAGGATACCCTTCAGCGACGCCCAGTTTTTCGGGCATCCGCTGACGATCGCAGTGCGCCCCAAGTCAGTCTCTGGCCTGCGCGGGGTTGAGGCGACGCAACAGATCACGCTCCAGACCTACGACAGCACGCCACTGCCGCCGACCGACTTCACGCTGGACACCCACGGCGCGGCCCTGTCGCTCTCTTGGCACCCGTCGCCGTCCAAGGACATCTTGGTCTACATCCTGCGCTACACGCCCGACACCGTGAACCCGACTTGGGCGACGTCCCAGTTCTTGGATCGGGTCGAGGGCAAGCTGACCTCTTCGACCCAGCCGGTCAGGGCCGGCACCTACATGCTCCGCGCCATGAACGTGATCGGCAAGCAGTCCGACATCCTGACCATGAAGCTGCCGATGGCCGACATCCCCAACATGATGCCGTTCACGGTGCTGGATGATGGCCCCTCTTGGCCGGGGACCAAGGACGGCTGGGTGCAGGGCTACGCGCCACCGGGAGGTGCAGGCTTTCCCGTGCTGCTGATCGACGGCGACACAGTCCAGCTGGCGCACATGACCGGCGTGACCAACTACAACGTCAAGCTGCTCGACGGCTCGTTCCTCTATGTCGGCGCCGGGGATGCGATCTCCGCGAACTATCTGGTGTCGCTCTTGGACTGGAAGTCCGACATGTCGGTCAAAGCCACCTACACCAGCCTCGTGACGACGGATCTGGGCGGCATCTTCGAGGCGCATATTCAGGCGCACATGCTGGTCGGCGTGGCCGGCAAGTCGGCAGCGCGGGAAGAGTTCTCCGTGCAGGGCTACGGGATCACGCCCTATGTCGGCACCGACACCAAGGCGACCGACACGTCGCAGTTCGACAGCGGCTGGAGCGTCTGGCTGGAGTACCGCACCAAGGGGGCCTCAGCCGACGCCTATGGCCCTTGGAAGCGGATCACCGCCGGCATCGCGACGGGGCGCTTCTTCCAGTTCAGGATCGTCGGATCTGCATCCAATCCGCAGGCGATGATCGTGGTCTACAATGGCAAGATCACCATGAACTTCGTCGGCAGGAATTGGAACTCGACCAAGCTGACGGTGCCGATCGGCGGTCTGGTGGTGCCGTTCACGCCGGCCTTCTACCAGCCGCCCAGCCTGTCGGTGGCGCCGGCGGCGGCGGGGGATAACCCTGCTGGCTATTCGGTCGAGGCCGTCACTCGTACCCAAGCCACCATCAAAGTGCTACAACCGGGGACAAACACGCCGATCGCCGGCACCGCCTACGTCAGCGCCACAGGATACGGCACAGAAAGGACCGCCGCGATATGACCCAGCTTCTCACGCTCAACCGGACCACCAGCCAGATCGAAGAGGCGCTGCCGACCGTCGACGCGGCCGGCCGTGTCACCGTGCCGCAGGCGACACCGCTGACCGACAACGAGTTGGCCTCCAAGGCCTATGTCGACGCCCAAGGCGGCGCCTTCCTCGCCAAGAGCCAGAACCTTGCGGATCTGCCTAACAAGGCCACCGGCCGCTCCAACTTGGGCTGGACCGGCGGCACGGCTGGGCTGGCGGCGATGAACGTGCTGGGGACCACTGGCGCCATCGTGGTGACCGACTGGAACCTCGTCGGCTCCAAGGGGACGTCCTTCGTCAGCGGCGCCAGCACGGCCACCAACAGCCCCGTGGCCGGCAAGGCCTTCGCTGGCCACTGGACGGCGGTCGACGCCTCCAACGGCATCCTGAGCCTCGTCGAGGTCACCGCAGGCGCCTTCACCGTCTGGACGCGGCGCATGGTGGCCGGGACGTGGGACCAGTGGAGCAAATCCTATGACAACAGCGGCTACGCCCTCCTCAACGCTGCCAACACCTTCTTCGCCAACCAGACGATCCAGCACATCACGCCGGATCTGATCCTCAACGACAGCGACACGCTGTCGACCGGCACCACGATGCACGGGCGGGTCCGCTTCCAAGCACAGGCCACCGACATCGGAGCCTTCGGCTTTGCTGACAGCACGACGCTGGGGATGTCGAACAACGTCGGCGACATCGCCTTCAACGCCGTCAAGTCAGGCGCCTTCGTCACGTTCAACAATAACGGCGTGCTGTCGGCGCGGGTCGAACTCTTGGGGACGGTGGCGGTCGACGCCTCCATCATCACCCGCAAGTCAGGCGATGCCCGCTACCTGCAACTGGCCCCATCGCCACTGACCACGGCGCAGAGCGTGACGGCCACAGGGGCGGTGACTTTCGCGGGTCCAGTGCGCGGCATTACTCCTACGGTTGGCAATGACTTTGTGACCAAAGCCTATGCGGACAGCCTGATCGGCGGCGGCGGGTCCAGCGGCATCACGCAGGACCAGGCCGACGCGCTCTATGTGAACGTCACTGGCGACACGATGTCGGGCAACCTGAATATCCGCAAGACCACGCCGGTCATCGTTTTGGACAACACCACCGCAGGGGCCACCCCAGCCAACTCGACCAACGTGCTATACTTTCAGGCACTCGGCACCAACTTCGGCTACATCGGCTATGCCGCCACGGATGCGCTGAAGATCGACAGCTACACCGGAGACATTCAGCTTCAAGTTGGGACAACGGCTCGGGCCATACTGTTCTTTAATGGCTCAACGGAGACTGCACGGATCGAAGCTGGCGGGTTGTTGAACCTCGACACCTCGCTGGTTAACCGCAAGCAGGGCGATGCCCGCTATGTGCAGTTGACGGCATCGACCGGGGCTTCCAAGTCAACCATCGTGGAAGGCGACAACATCTACCCTGACTACAACCTTCTCGACCCCGGCTTCTATGCCTCGTCGGTTGGTTCGGTCTATGTCTTTGCTGGCACCGCTGGTTCTGCCTACGGGCAGCAATTCGTGCAGCTTCCGATAAACGCCACCGTGACTGGACTTGTTGAAACCGCTTGGGTCACTTGCGAAGTCAATACCGAATATCTGGTCGGCGGCACCGCCTTCATGAACAGCGCCGTGGCCGGGGCTGGTACATGCAATCTCTATGTCGAGACGGGTTCGGTCGATGCGGCGGGCGTCGTCACCAGCCTTGGCCGCACCCTGATCGTGACCCGCACCGACAGCACCACGCAAGGCGCGGTCTATATCAGCCTGACCACGCCAGCCACGGCGCGGGTCATGCGCTTCGTGGCGGAACGGCCTGCGGGTGGCTCGCAAGTGTCGCGGTTTGGTGGCTTTAGGGCGCGTAGGAAAACAACTGTTGCTCAACTGGCATCAGACTACGGCACCACCAACCACGCCATAGCCAACACAGGGCCATCCGTAAACCTGACAGACACTGATACGGCTGTCTCTGGTCTTGTCAGTGCGCGGGTCGTTCTGAACGGTTCGGATGGGCAAGCTGGGGTGATGGGGTTCAATGGCGTCAACTCCAACCTCTACATACGCTCAGAGCAAAAAGGCATCACGCTTCTTAGCGATGCGGCAAACGTCTCGGCTGGTGCAGCTATTGCCCAATTCGTCACTGGCCCCACGGAAACAGCCCGTGTCGAGGCGGCAGGCACAACCATCACCGCGGCAACGGCCATCGTCACCAAAGAAAAAGGCGATGCACGCTATGCCTTGGGACCGAAGCAAACATCAGCCTATGACACCACCGCTGGCGCGGTCGTTACCAACTTCGCCAATGGCGGCAGTTTTGGATGGGGCAATGTCGGCACTGCTGGGGCCGTCCTGAACATGGACGACAACACCAAGCCGTCAGGTGTCTACCTCGTCAACAAGGACACGACCGGCACAAGACCGCCCGGCATCCCGGCTTTCGGGGTTGTGGGCGGGTTCGTCCTCCAGCACATGCTCTACAACGCCACCTCCGCCGTTCAGATCCTCTTGAACCCCAATGCGATCAGCACGACCTTCTGGGGGTCTTGGATCAGGTACTACAACCTCGGGATTTGGGGGCCGTGGCGCTCGTTCGACGGCTACCTGATCGACGGCACTCCCGCCAACCCGTCCCTGACTTTTGGCTCGGACCAGAACACCGGCCTCTATTCTGACGCTGCTGACTGCGTGAAGTTCACCACGGGCGGCTCTTGGGCCATGACGCTCGACGCCGCCAACAACATCTGGCTTGGCTCACCAAACCTCGTGACTGGCCCTTACGTCAACCCCTCCCGCATCAACATTCAGGGCGGGCAAACCTATGCCGCTACCATCATGTTGGGCCTGAACAACTCCGTCGCTGCCAACGCGCCACGGCTCAGTTTCGCCCGCAGCCTGTCTGGTCAGTCTTACGACCAATACACCGCCGTGACCGCGAACACGGTGCTTGGCGAATTGCGCTTCCACGGCGCGGACGGCACCACGATGGTCTATTCTGCCAACATCGGGTCCGTCGTCATGGGTACCCCTGCGGCGAACGATGTGCGGGGAGCACTGCGCTTCCAGACCGGCTCGGGGGCTGGCGTGGTCGCCACCCGCATGACCATCAACGACACCGTGGTGACTTCTACCCTGCCTATCGTGCCGCCGACCTATACCGTTGCTACACTGCCATCGGCGGCACTGGTCGGCGCAGGGGGCATGGCGTGGTGTTCCAATGCTGCCGTGGGTGCTGTTCTCGTCACCTCCAACGCAACCCTCTGGAAGCTGGCTGGCACACAAACCACCGTCACCTAGAAAGGATCAAAATGCCCATTGTTCAAAAGACTTACCTATACGAAGTGCTGGCCCGTTTCACCGCCGAAGGGCTGCAAGGCTGTCACAAGATCGAAATCACCGAAACCTACGACGACGTGACGGGGCAGGTATTTGCGGCCACGGCGGGGTCTGCCATGTCGATAAGTCAGGAAGAAGCCGCTGACCTGATCTACAACGCGACCTTGGCCCCTGAACCCGACCCCGAAACCGAATGAGGATCTTGCTGGCGGCTCTCGTCCTGACCGCCTGCACAGAAAAAACGCCACCCTCTCAGGTGGCGTTCTTCCTTCCGCTTTGCATGCTTGCATGCGAGATCCGCACGTCGGACGGCCCGACGACGGTGATCAATCCCCGAAGGTGACGGTGACCTTGCCGTGCTTGGTGACGATCTCGCCTTCCTCGTTGTAGACATTGACCCAGCCCTCTTTGGTGTGGGCCTCGCGAACCTGTTCGATCGGCTCGCCGTCGAGGCTGATGTCGACAACCCAGTTGCCAAGTATGGTGTCGACGAACGTGTAGCGCGGCCCTTTCGGGGGAAGTGTCTGTTCGATCATTTAGTGGTCATCCCTTTGAATAGCTTCTCAGCCTTGGCCATCAGGCCGTCCAACTGGAAGCGGTTGCGTTTCTCCATCATGGCCGCAAGGACCATGACGACGTCTGGGTCGTCGAGGTCGCGCACCGCTTGGATGGCGTGGCGCAGGGTCTTTTCACGCACCACACGGGTGCGACGGATCGGGGCGGTCAGGTCGGGTTCGATCACTTGGGTTCCTCGTAGGGGGTGAACAGATCCCCCGCCGGCGGCTTGGGCTGGCGGGGTGCGTCGATCGCCCCCAGCACGGCATCGGCCTGATCACGCAGCCAGTAGAGGCGATCGCGCCAGAACCATTCGCTGCCGGTGGCGCCTTCCCGGTCGAGGTTCCGCCGGCTGACCTCGACCGCGAGGTCGTAGAGGGCCTTGGCTTCGGCTTCGCTGATCTTCATGACTTCAACATTTTCCAGATGATGGTGTTGGCATCGCCGCCGGCGTCACAGAATTGGTGGAGTTCCTGACCCTCGACTTCAGCGTTCTTGAGCGCCTGCGGAAAGCCAAGGTTGCCACCGTATTCGACCTGAGCCTGCACGCGCAGATGGTTGGTGTAGGTGTCCGCGTAGTGGTTGCAGTCCGCGATCGACGCGATCTGCGGCTTGGCGGGGTGCGCCTGCTGCGCCTTGAGGATCGGCGCGGCGACGAAGCCTGCGCCGATGATGACGCCGATCGCGATCATGAGATGGTAGAACTTCACAGTGTGGCTCCTCCGATGGAGATGATGGTCAGTACGATGCCGACCACCGCACCGGCGGCGAAGGCCAGAGCGATGGTGGCGACGTCGAGGCGGTGCTTGGCCTCGACCAGTTCAGGCGGCGGCTCGACGCCGCGTGCGGCCCACAGGACATCTTCGGGGTTGATCGGCTTCTTCATGCTTGGAACCTCTCATCGCGGGGCTTGCGCTTGGGCAAGTGCCTCTTGGTGGCTTCGATGGCGCTGTCCATGATCGGGACGTTCAGACCGGATGCGGTCAGGAAGGCGTCGCGATCTTCGCCTTCGATCTCCAGACAGATGACCTGATGCGACACCGCGAGGAGCAGGCCCATGCCGACCATGTCCTGCGTGATGGGGTCGACGCGATCGACGAAGTGACAGGTGGCCTTGTTGGCGGCTGCAAGGCGCAGCATCCACGCACTCAGCATGACTTCACCAGCGCCCGCAGCATCAGCGTGGCGGTGGCCTCCTCGTCGACGCCAGAGGCCGCGACGAAGGCCTTGGCGGTGGTGTAGTCCATGTCGCAGGCGATGGTCTGGTGTCCGATCACCATCATGACGCCGTTGACCATCCATCCGCTGCGCTTGGCGCCTTTGCAGGCTTCGGCCTTGGCCAGCGAACGACGGTTGGCTTCTGCCATCTGTTGCAGTAGTATGGGCAAGTCCATGCTTGTGGTTCCTTCTGGGTTGGTTTCGGTTGGCGGGGAAGGCGGTGCTATTTTGCACCGCCTTTTTCTTTGCGGCCCCAGTAGATGAACGTCGACCCCTTGTGCTGGCCGATCGTCAGGTTGGCGTCGAGGTCGCACTCCTCGCAGTAGAAGTGGATCTCGACGGCGTGGCGCCTGTTGCTGGGGTTGTCTGTCACGGCCATTATCTGATGGACCAGTCCATCCTCGTTGACCTTGGTCAGCATGGTCGGCTCATCTTCCTTCCGCGAGTAGGCCTTCACCACGCCTTGATGGAGGTACTCTTCGCCGCACTGGGGGAATTGCAGCCAGTTATCGCAGCGCATCCAGTTATCCTCGAACCTGATCTTCATGCTCACACCCAGTCCCGGTTGACGTTGATCGACGGCCAGCGGTCGCGCTCTTCGATGCGGCTGGCGATGCTGTGGTGCGCGGTCACCGACACGGTGCGCTCCTCACCGCTGGAGCGCGACAACAGCACCAGCTTGAAGGGATGCGGGTCGGAGGTGACGTCGCGGTAGCGGAAGAAGAACTCGTCCTCGTTGATGTAGCCAACCACCATCGGGTCGGCGTTCGGCTTCAGGATGCCCTTCAGGGCGTTTTCGTGTTCGTCGTACATGGTTGGCTCCTTTGGTGGTGACACCGCCAAAATTTTGGCGGTGTCGGGTTGGTGGTCAGTCGTCGGGGTCGGTGAAGACGTGGAGCGGGAAGCCGAAACCGGAGAAGCGGTTGATCTCCCACTGCCGTTCTTGTTCGGTGCGGTGGTAGGTTTCGGAGATGGTCCGGTAGCCATCGTCGCTTCCATCCACACGGTTCTCGTAGAACTTTTGCAGCATGAGGGTGTGGAACCTTGCGTCGGGGTCGATGACGCCAAGGATGGCGAAGCGGAGATGGCGGCGATCGGCGTGTTGGACGTAGCGGAGGGCAGCGTTGTGGTCGTTCCTCAGTTTCATGTCGTGTGTCTCCTTGTTGACCGTCACACCTTACATCAAGATCTTGACATGGTCAAGCAAGATCTTGTCACGCTGTTCTGGGTCTGTTACATTCTTGGCATGGAAAACAGCATCACCCCACCCCGCAAACTGAAGGCGCTCATCGTCACCAGAGGCGTCTCCCAGATCACCGTCGCGAAGGATCTTGGCATCTCCGCGACCCACCTCAACCGGATCTTGTCGTCCCGTTACCGGCCAAGCTGGCCGCTGATCGTCAAGATCAACGACTGGTCGGACGGCATCGTCAACCTAGATGACTGGCGATCGGTATTCCAAGATCTGCCGCGAGGCGTCGGTGGCGCCGAAGCCAACGATGACAGTCTGGCCGACGCTTCGTAGGTAGGCGTGGATCTTGCTCTGGGTCGAGGACAGGTGACCGCACTTGGTGCGCTTCATCTCGACCCAGAGGCCCCAAGCCGGGATGTGGAGATCCGGCATCCCCGCCAGTACGCCCTCGTCCTTGAGCCGCTTCCCGGTCGAGATGGAGCGATGCTCCCCGTTCGGGATCGCGTAGATCAGCACGTCGGGGAAGGTGGCGCGAAACCACACCACCAACCCGATTTGCTCGCTATGCTCAGAAAAAGTCGAGGTCGATGTGGTCCTTCGTGGCGAAAGGCGCATCGGTCGTTCCCTTCTCTGGCTGGGGTGGTTTTGGCGCCGCTGGTGTGTAGTCCAGTTGCATGATCTTGTGATATTGGCCGTCAGGCTTGACCTTGATCCGGCTGGGCTTGTTCCACCACTGGCACTCTGCCAGCGCCTCGTCGGTCGTGTCGGCACCTGACGCCAGCGCCGCCTTCCGCGCCTTGTAGCGGCTTGCGGCAAATCCACCATGATCGGGGCAGAGCCATTCGCTGATCGAAGCAAGGCCGCAGATGTAGGTGACCCTGACGCTGTCTGGTTTTCCCGGCTTGACCCAGCGCCGGTAGGTGACCTGATCGACGTCGAACCATTCCGCTTGCACCTGAGACGTCAGCATGGCGCCGTCATAGGCGTTGTGGCCGTGCTTCAGTTCTGGCGTGGGGAACTTGGCATAGCAGTGCTGGCAGTAGGTGCAGCCGGCGTAGCTGAACTGCTGGCACTCCTCGCACTTCTTGACCGGCGCCTCGCCGCCTTCACTCTTGCCCTTGGCGGTCGGCTTGACGTCGTCGATGAAGCCGTGCCGCTGCACATTGGTGCCGTAGTCGAGGACGAGACAGTTCTCCTTGCCGGGGGCCGTGCGGGTGCCGCGACCGACCATCTGGACGTAGAGGCCTGTGCTGGCCGTGGCGCGGACCAAGGCCACCAGATCGGTCGAGGGCGCGTTGAAGCCGGTGGTCAGAACGTTGATGTTGATCAGGCACTTCAGCCGGCCCGCCTTGAAGTCATCGATCTTGCGGGTGCGTTCCTTCTTCTCGTCGGTGCCGGTGATGACTTCGGCTTCGACGCCGTGGGTGGCGAACGCCTCGCGCAGCATTACAGCGTGATCGATGCCCGACGCGAAGATCAGCCACGCCTTGCGGCCCGCACCATTGGCGACGATCTCCTCGACCGTCAGCCGCACAAGTTCTGGATCTGACGCAGCCAGCGCCAACTCGCTTTCGATGAACTCACCGCCGCGCATGTGGACGTTGGTCAGGTCGATCGACCGCTTGGCGCCCTTCGAGATCACCGGCGACAGCCAGCCCTCCTCCATCAGCTTGGCCACCGGGATGTCGTGGGCGATGCCGTCGAACAAGGCGCCTTCGCCCTTGTGCAGGTATCCGCTGTCGAGGCGGTACGGCGTGGCGGTGAAGCCGACGATCTTGATGTCGGGGTTGCAGACCTTCAGATCGGCCAAGAACCGGCCGTAGCGCGTGGTCGTCGAGCGTGGGATCAGGTGGCATTCGTCGACCAGCACCAGATCCGGCGGCGGGATCATCTTGTAGGCCTGATCGCAGATCGACTGGATGCCGGCGACCACGACCTGAGTGTCGAGGCGCTTCTGGTTCAGCGAGGCGCTGTAGAAGCCCAGTTCGACACCGGGGCAGAGGTTCAGGATCTCGTCAGCGTCCTGCTCCAGCAGTTCCTTGACGTGGCTGAGGACCAGCACGCGGGTGCCGGGGAACATCATCGCGTCCTTGATGACTTGGGCGATCCCT